TGCCGGATTGGCCGTGAAAAGAAACGTCCCGTCGTAATGCGCTGGCAGCGAAGTGCTCGGGTTGTAACAGCGCCGCCGGTCCAAGCGCTGCTCCCAGGTGATGCCCCGGATATCATAAAACGCGCCTGCGGCAGAGCCCGCCTCAGTGATGGATACCTCGGATACCTCATCGACCGAACCGGCCCATAGTTTGGTTGCTCCGTCGAACAGTTCTATCTCGTGGCCCTGCTCAGGTCGATACGCGCCGCTCGTTGAGATCACGCGCATATTGAACGATCCACGCTGACCGGCCGTCGCCGCAATGTTTAGCGAGTAGTGAGCGATTTCGCGGATGGCGCCGTCGATGTAGACGTCTAGGCTCACTTCGGGATGACTCCAAGCTGCTTCAGTTCGCGCGTGATGGCTTCGAGCATCTGTCGCGGGTCGCCGCCGTTGACGTTGATGGTCACTGTTGCGCCGCCGCCACCAGCGACGCTCATCTGTCGCGTCTCCATGCGGATCAGCGAGTCCCAGATGTCCTTCAGTTTTGGGAGGTACTCGTTGTGTTTTTCGAGGATGTGCAGCAGGTGAATCTGGGAATAGCGAACTTCCTTTTCGATCAGGTCGAGGGTCTTATTCATCCCGGCCATTTGAAAGTTCCCGATGACTCCAGACACCAGCGATCCGATACTGGTGACCATGCCTAAGATGCCGCCCGAGGCAGCGGACACGGCAGAGCTTGCAGGATTCTGCCCGCCCGGTGACTTGCCACCATTACCACCGCCGCCGCCAAGAATGCCGCCAATCTTTGCGGCTACGCCACCCATACTGGCCAGCAGCTTGCCGAGAAGCTTGATGCCTTCGTTAACGGCGTACTCAATCCCCATCCGCAGAAGGCCATCGACCGCCGCGTTGCCAACCTTCCGCATCGCTTCGCCGATACTCTCTGTCCCGCGGATGATGTTGACCACGGCGCGGGAGAAGTCGGTTTGGATCGTGGAGACTTGGCGCGAGATGCCCGTGCGGACGTTCTTCCATGAGTCTTGCGCGCCCTTCGCCGTCTGCCGGATGATTTCGAGATTGCGCTGCGAGGAGCGGGCAGCGTCGGCAGAGTTGAGCGTAGCGCCCGCGCCTGTCGGGTCGCCGGTGACGATCATCTGACCCAGCGCCAAATTCCGCGCCGATTGCGCTGCGGTCTGGATGTCGCCAATGGCCATCATGGCCCGCTCAGCCGCAAAGTCGAACGAGTCAGCTACATCGACCATTGCGGGCCGGATTGCGCCCACGCCGTCGATGAACTTCAGGTACTCTTGTCCGAGTGATTCCGTCGCCCGCTGCAAGTCGATCGTGCTAACCTTGCCATCCTTGAAGGCTTGCTCGATGACACTGAGCGCCTGCCGCGCTCGCGCAAAGCCACCAATGGCGTCGGAGGTATTCGAGACTCCAAGGCGCGTGAAGGCTTGCGCCAGTTGGTCGACGGCTTCTTTGGCTGCAGTGATCGCGGGCTTCAGCTTGCCATTGGCCGCGCCGTTCTTATCCGTTGCCGCCGTCGCTTCGTCCAACTTGCCGCGGACGCGCCCGAGTTGGCTTTCCAGTTCACCGCGCCTAAGAATGGCCTCGTTCTCGTTGACGGCAGCTTTTAGGCTGGTAGACAGGTTCGACCGAATCGCCTCGTCCATCGCACGGGATTCGCCGTTCCACTTGCGGAGCGCATCGGCCCCGGACTCGAACACCTTTGCGAACGCAAAAATAGGCGAAAGCATTCGGGCTGTTTCCGCTGCCAAGTTGTAGATATTGCGCAGGATATCGAATATCTGCTTATGGATAACGATAGAAGCGTTGAAAACGGCGCTAGCACTTTTCCACGATGCCTCGAACCCTTTTAGGCCGCCAGTTGCAAACATTAATTCTTTTGAAAACTCGCCGAACGACTTAGTCAATCTGGCAACATCCTCAGCCGTGCGAATTGCCAAAACAACGACGCCAAATGCAGCCCCCAAGGCGTTACTCGCTTGGCTAGTGATATCAAACGCAACCTTGACACGCTTGAGCGCTGAGGTTATTGCGGCTGTCTTTTCGACCAGAGTTCCAACTACTACCAGCACCAACGGGAGCGCAGCAGACAGCGCCGTAATTCCGACCACAGCGTCCTGGGCTCCGGGATTCATTGCTGAAAATGCCTTGGCCAATTCCTTGGCCTTCTCAATCGCAGGATTTAGAAACTCATTCAGTACCCGCTGGCCATACGGCAACAACGACTTTCCAAACTCAGCCGCCGTCTCGAATGCGGATTCCTTCAGGTTTTCGAGCGAGTTCGCAAACGTCGCGCCGGCGCGTTCGCCCTTGCCGAGTTCGGCGACGATGATATCGATGAACTGCTTCGAACTAATCCCGAGCCGCTCGAACGTCTTCGCGGGGTCGCCCAACGACTCCGGCCCGAACTTCTCGCGCATGATCGCCGCGATCTGCGGGATGCGCTCGATGATAGGGTCGAGATTTTCTTTGGTGACTTTGCCCACTGCCGAAAGCTGCGACAATTGCCGGATGACTTCGCGGAAGTCCTCTTTCCCGCCGCCAACCGTCGCTAGGGCGTTCCCCAGCTCCATCATCACCTTGCGGGATTCGTCGGCGCTGCTGCCGAGGGTCTGGAGCCGGATGGAACCCTGTACCGCTTCCTGGAGGCCAAGGCCGGGGAGCTTCGAGACAACCTTCAGCCGCTCCAGTTCCTTGCCCGCCGCCGTGGTCGATTTCATCGTCGCGGCGAGGCCCTTTTCGAGCTTCTCCATGTCCGCAGCCGCAGCGAGAGCGCCAGCGCCCGCCGCGATCAGCGGGGCGCTGAAGCCGATAGAAAGAGCCTGACCAGCCTGCGACATCGACGCGCCGAAGCGCTGGATCTTGCCTAGTGAGGCGTTCAGCTTCTTGTCGAAGTCGTCGGTCGACGCGCCGATCCGAACGATGAGATTAGACAGTACACCCATTAGCCTTTAGCCCTTGCCTGCTGCATTGCCTTTTCTTGTTCGTCGTTCTTGATCTTTAGGTACGCGGCCCATTCGGCGAACTCAGACGACGGCATTTCGTCGAGTAGTCGCCATACGGGCATGTGGAGGATTTCGGCGAGCGCAAAGGCGAACCTGCGCTCGCCCTCTAGTTTTTTTCGAGGTCCTTGGCGGTGTCCTCGGTCATGCCGGAGAGCTTCAGAATCTCCGTAACGACACGGTCAAGAACTGCGCCGGACTTCTGCAGCAGCGCGTCCTGGTGCGCGGGCTCGAACACCTTCGCGCCGTTCTCGTCGGTCAGCGTGGCGATAACCAGCCGCACCACGGCGAGCGCGGGAGTCCTCTTGGCGTCCTCGCCGAACTTCACGCGCTCGGCCGCCGTGATCTCACGGATGCCCACCGTAACGCCCCATTCGGGGACTTCCACCGTCGCCGTCTTCAGTGGCGTGGCGAGGATCTTATCTGCAATTCCCATGTGTCTCCTTTAGCTCGCCGCGTAGTCCACCACTCCATGCGCGGAGAACTGGACATTCTGTTTGACGGTTTCGTTGACGCCGCTGGTCGTGCCTTGGCTCGACAGCATCGCGCCGAACAGGTAGCGATCCGCGCCGCTCACGTTGAGATAACACGCCAGCACGAAATAGCGCGTGCCGTTGGTGAAAAAATACTCGTCCTCGTAGAACCGCTGAAACGAACACGTCGCCTCGCGCATAACGCAGGTGCGCTCCTTCCACGAGTCCCCGAAGGTCTGGGTTTCCTCGAGCATCGGTTGAACGTCGAGCGTCCACTCGAAGCCCTGCGCGGCCTGGGCTAACGTCAGGTACTCACCAGTGACGGTGATGGTGCCCGCGGGCGTATAGTCCTGGAAGTAAACCTTCCCTGTTCCGTAGGCTACCTGATACCGGCTGGTCGGGACCGTAGACACGCCATCCAAAACGGTGAATGCGACGTTGGGGTTGATCGCCCGCTTTGCTGCGTCGGTGATCTGATAGACACCGGAGCCGAGCGAGGTGGTAGCCTCGCCCGTCATGCTGGTGCCGGAAACACTGGCGATGTAAATGTCGGCGTTGCGCCCTGCGAGAACAGCCATGATGCCTCCTTAGGCGTAGGTCAGTGCGCCGGTCCCGGTGATCGTGTAGTTCACCGTCACGAGTCCGTTTTCAGCCGCGGCGATGCTGGCCTGGACGAAAGCGTTCCCGCTGTAATAGTTGGTGCCGTCAATGTAGAACCGCGCGGCGACGGTCGTACCGCCGAGAAACGCCGTTTGCATTGCGACGTGTCCGTTGGTGTCGGTGTCGTCGAAGCGCCCGGATGCCGAGCCGCTCCATTCGCGAATCGTTGCGGATCGCTCTTTCCAGACGTCGCCGAACGCTTGGGTTTCCTCAAGGCCGGTAGACACGTCCAGTGTCCAGTTGTCGATTTCTGCTACTACGTTCGCGCTGAGCCGGAAAGAACCGGCATTTCCTGCCATGATCGCCATAAGATCTCCTTAAAGGTCGTGAATGAAGTCGAACTCCAGCACTGTCGCGTAGAGCTTTGAATCGGTTTCGAGGGCGTCTTCGTATTCGTTGCGCCGCCCGTTTAAGTGCGTGCTTTTCACGCCAAGGCCGGAGGCGTCAGCGATGTATTGCTCTTGGCCGATGATGGCCGTGTACACCAAGTCGGCGAGGTCATCGGATGCCTTGGGGTTGCCCTGCGCCATGCAGTACAGCGAGACGGGGCGGCGTGTTGCGGTCGGAATCTGCCGCCCGATGGAGTGGAACGGCTGATCGTCCATCGTCTCGATAATGATGGCCGGATACTTCGTCACTCGCCCCTGATCGGCGTGGGCATCGAAGACGCGATCGGCCACGACGGTCACCACGTCGGGCACGGTCTGCAGGTAGCGGAAGAGAGCCTGATAGATCCTCATGCGGCCCTCGCGATGGCATCAAACGCGGCTTTAACCCGCTGCTCCAATAACCGCTTGATCCGCAAGCGCTGCGACTTGATCGCGTTTTGAAAAAACGGATTCGGCCGGCTACCGGGATGCTGGATCTTCGTCCGCACCTGATCGCCAACCCGCGCAAGCCACTGGAACGCCCGCGCCGCTATCCGCATTTTCTTGCCAGCAATCGTGTGCGGCTTCGTCCCGAACTCGACTAGATGCGCGTGGGGTGCCGCATCTTTGAGTGTAAAGGCGAAAGCCTGCAAGAAGTTCTTGTATTTGCGCCCAGAGGCGGCCCTGAGCGATTCCCGCAACCCGCCCGGCTGATACGTCTTTCCGCGCTGGCGCGTCGCGTAGGGCGCGATGGGTGCGCGGCGGGCGGCCTCGTCGCGGATCATCTGCGCCGATTCGAGAAGCGCCTGCCGGATGGGCTCGCCCGTCGCCGTCGCCTGCAGTCGCTTGATCTGCTGCGTCAGGTCGTCAATCCCGGAAACGGTGATCGCCCGAACTTGTCGCGCCATTAGATCAGCACCTCAGTCGCCTGCATCGTGAGCATTTCGTCGCGTTCGTCAGGGTTCAGGATTGACTTGATGTCGAAGTACCGGGTCCGGCCAGTCTTGAGGTCGTAGTAAGCGATACGCATATCCGGGGCGAGTCCAGGCAGGTAGCGTAGGCGTATCGTGTGGGTCAGGTCCGCGATGACTTGCCGCGCCGCGAAGAACTCGCGCCCGTTTCCAGTCTCGACGGAGGCCCATACCTCGGCGAACGTGCCCCAGGTCTCCGTCCGGTCCCCGTCGCCCGACACGTCGATGGTCTTCTGCTCGATGCGGATCTGATGCCGCATCGCTCCGGCCCTCACAGCCACACCCGCCAGGGCGCAATGAGCGCGGAGACAGCGAACGGCAACTCGGCCTCATCGACTGCGGCCGTGGTGCCAACGATCACCGCTTCACGGTTCTCGTAGAAGTGCGAGGCCAGCATACGAATCGCCTGCTTGATCGGGAGCGGCACCGATGCCGAGCTGGGCCAACCGCAAACGAACTGGACTTCGATGGGATCGGTGGTTTCGAGCGTGTCCGTAGGCCAGGTCTTGTTGTATTTGAGCCGCAGAACTCCAGGAGTGCGAAGCGAAACGGCGTACTCGGTCGTCGGCAGCGTCGTCTGGGTCCCCGCCGTGTTGGTGTACTTCAAGTGGGTCACCGAGACGAGCGGAGAGTAGGGAAGTACGATTTCCCCAGAGGCCGGGAAGCCGTCTAGGAACAGCTTCCA